CTTGCCATTTTAATTCTCCACTTTGTATGTCAAAGTTGTGCTTATCTTTTTCCAGTTAGTTTCTTTTTTATTAAGAAACCTGTCCCAACCAACACGAGCACCAATTGCACGTATTTCGTCACATTTTAAATTCTTAGCTATGCTCAACAAAACATCGTCGTATTCGCCTGTAAAAATATCAACGTCACCGCCAGCCATAGAAAGATTCAATACGCGTAAACCAGTATCGAATGTTTCAACTTGCAAGATAACTAAGCCTTTTACGACAGTTTCTTCTAAGCAAACAACAAGCAAAGCGGCGTCGCTTTTTAATTTAGCCTTAACAGTATCAATGTTCATTTCGCCATGTGCCTTGGCAATAATTGATTCAACAATATCCCGAACAAAAGACCACATAAAGTCTATAAAGTAATGTGGAACAGCGGCGATAGTATATTTCATCATGCAGCCCTTATTAAGCATCCTTGAAAAAGCAAAATGGCACCGTTCGTAACTAGCGTATTAGAAGCGGCATTAGCTAAACATCTAATATCTATAAAATCAGTAGTTCCATTGCAAAAAACAATACCATCTACCGAAGGAACTGTGTTTACCCCACCTGCGCCTGAGTAATCTCCATACTTATAGCGCACTCCATTTTTGTATATAACAAGTACATGTGGCGTAGAAACTCCGTCGCATTGAATACAAGCAGAAATATAGTAATACCCTGAAACTGTTGGAGTAAATTCACTTGTTGTGGGATTGTAATTGTTGTTAGTATCAAAGTCCTCAATATTATATACAACTTTAGTCTCAGCCCCAGCTGGCAAGGCATTTGCAACAGTATGATGTGCGCTAAACACTGGGCCATTACCCGCAACATTAGGCGCTAGCTTAACTTGCGTAACTGAGCCATTTGCTAAGTTCGCAGTCTTAATGGCGCCCGGTAGCGATATATTTTTAGCTACTTCAATTGTATTATTAAGCCGTACTTCTATGTCTCTTAGCACTCGGGCTAAAAAACTAGACTGCTGGTCATCAAATGACTTAGGGGGCTGTTCCATTATCTTACCACCGCAGGCACAGTTCCACCAATTCTTAAGCCTGAATCTTCAAATTCAAACATCAAGCCATTTAGCTCAAAATACGAGTCATTGACACTAGAAACCCTCCAAGAATGCAATGCACCAGTAGAGCGGACATCAACTTTTCTTTGTATACTAGGATTGTATATTACAGGGGGCTTCCACCTAACAGGGGCTCCAACATAGTCATGTGAGCCTACTTCAACAGACACGCTTCCATTAGAAATTATATCAGGCCATACCCTTGTTACTGTGCTAACATCAGCACTAGCCTCTAGCAATAGCTTAGTCCGCTCTATAACAGTATTGTAGTTTCCAATGCCGCTTAGCGCAGTGGGCTCAAGATTTTTAAGAGTGCCTAAGCTATCTAAAGCTATTATTTTTGAAGACTTAGCCCCAGAGTCAAACGTGCCTGCATAAGAATCAAAAGGCACTGTTATAGAGTCAATAGTTGTAGAAGCTGGCTGCAATGGCCCAAACGTTGCGTGTGCTTTACTACCAGCAATGTCTCTAATAGATACAGTTCCATCTACATGGTTTATTATAAATGCAATATTAGGGTACTTAGCGCCTTGCTGAACTATAAAGAACCATATCTCTTTTGTAATAGGGCTATACTTAACAAATGAATTTCTGTAGTTATCAGAGCTTATTGTAGAGTCTAGCACTCTTTTTTGTTGCTTGTGTAATACAGAACGAACATTGGCGCCATCGTTTAACAATATGTCGCCATTCATTAGAATATAATGATTGCCTAATACTTCCGCGATGTTGTCAATCGCTAAATAATTATTAGTTTTTGACAATACACGCCGCTCAAACGGTATGTCGCTTCTACCTGTATATGTAAGTAAGTGTATGCCTCTGTTTGTATATATGCAAAATTCGTTTCTTAATGACAGTCCATCAATGATAAACTCTTCGTCTATCATTTCTTTACTTGCAATAGTAGATAAATCTAGCTCGTCCCATGAAAACGGTAAGCCGTTAATATCAGCGGGGTGAGACCACCGGTAAGAGCTAGGCAAAGCAGTTGCGCCTTCTGTAAGGTTTAATGCAAACAAAAAATTTAAATGTGAACGAATTACCTTACACTTATACCCCTTAGTCCGCCATGTTGTAGCTGCATCAAACTTTAAATCTTGCATTTTTTGAGCAGTGCTTAAAGGAGACCAGTACTCAGGAAAGCCAACATTATTTGTTATAACAGGAATTTTGCCTAACTTACAGCCTGTCCATGTCAGCTCATCATCAGCGCTCATCCCATAAGCAGTAACATTACTTATGTCGAACCATGATAGCGTGCTTAACTGGTACACTTTAACAGCGTTTAAACCAGCAACTAAATAGTATGTTTCTGTATCTGTTTGAACAGTGTCAACATAGCCAGAAGTTACAGCACTCCCACCCACCGAATTAAGCTCTTCATTATTAAAAGTTATATACTTCTCATCACGTAGTATATAATTTTTAGCGTAGGTTACATCATCGAGCGCAAGCGTCGTTGGGTTTAGATCAAAGTTTGGCGACTTTTTGCCTAATGAATATATTGGCGCTTTTTTCATTACTCTATTCTTTTCAAAATATTACCAATCATTAAAGGCTGCACGTTTATCATTTCATTTCTAAATGACTCTGTAGCCTGCTGGACTCCAATAATCCTAGAATTTGTTTCATTTTGTAATATAACATTCCAGTTCATAGAACAGTTATACTGAGAGCTTTCTTCTCCAGTAACGTTATTCTTTACTTTAAGCTCAAGGTAAAGTACACACCGCTCTATTATGCCACCATTAGCCTTCTCGCATGTATGCCCAAAAGGGCAAGTATACTTGACTTCGATAGCCATTATGTTTTACTGCCTATAATAACTAAAGCATACAACGGTGACCATGTACCAGAACCAATAGTAGCTCCAGCAATAGCATTAACAATAGACGTTTGACCAGAAATTGTAATATTGTGGGTATGGACTGTTAAATCAGAAGAGCCATTTGCGTTTGCACCAAACCCCAATGTTGCCCTTAATGCGTCAGTAACCGCACCGCCGCCAGTAGCATTAAAAACTGCGGGACCAGAAACATAGCTGCCTGTAGCACTATGCGAGTGGTTTAGTGATTGGTTAGACGCGCCACTAGCAAAAGTCCCTTGTTGAGCATGTGAGTGGTCAGGCACTATTGTACAGCCTGTAACAATGTTATCACCTCTACCTGCGCCTCCACCAACAGTTCCACCAGCTGCTGCTGATACAAGCGTATAGTTTGTACCAGGGTTTGAAAGAGTCCAGCCAGCGGGCGGCGCTGCTTGATAAAACGGAATCTTAGTTCCACTAGGGAATGCATCCAAAGTTTTACCATGTATAGCATTCAGCTCTGCCTCAGTTGCAGTGATAGGCGTATTAAACCCTAAGCCGCCTGCGCCAGGAAACTGAGCTTTTAATACAGCTTTTATAAGCCTCGCATGATTATCAATGCTAGATACTTGGTCTCCGCCTAATGGCCATGTAGCATCTAACTGCGATATTGTAGTTCCTGTCTCTAGCCCCATTAGCCTAGCCTCGTACGAAGTGAATTACCAGAATATTTAGAAGTTAAATCTTTACCAAAAATCTGATCGATAATCTTATCAAAAACAGCAGAAAATCTGTCTACTGCAGGCCAGTCTTTTGCAAACACACTTATAGCCATTAACAAACCCGACACATATAAATCAGGATGCTTAATAGACAGCCAGTTTGTAGGAATAGCCACTGAAAGTGGGGGCACCTTTTGCATATAAGTCAAAAATATTGCTTGCGTGCTAGACAATGCTGGGTACACCTCTATCTTATTTTCATTAATGGAATAAAATAAATCGCTACACTGATTTTGGTAAGCCCAAGATATTTGCTCAGGATTACAAAATTCAAAAGGCACCTTACTTTTCCTATCAGTACCCGTAATTCTGCCTATAAAACGCATTTCTTCATAGTCACTAGGCAAGTCATACTGATAAGTGTCTGCACTAACATATGGAATAATTGCAGATGTCTCCTTTTCTAAAGAGCGGAGTAAACGATTAATCTCAGCTTCAATTAGGTAAAGAAACCCATCTACCCTTGAAGCTAAATCGCTATCTTCTCTATCTGCAATAGAAAGCGACAATGCAACAATTTCGCTGTATGTCATGGCTTAGTTACAACTATCTTAGGTCTACGAAGCAGTTTAACAACTGCCCCTTTTGCAACAACACCGCCTTGAGCAGTGTTGCTTTTAACTAACCGTAATTTTGTTCCCACGACGATCCTCCACTAGGCAAGCTTTGCCAATATCAGTTGCTAAAAATCTATATAGCTCTTTGTTTGCTATACTAGAGTCTTTATTATTTAAGTCAAAACCATCTTTAGTAGCCTTGTCCCATATAATCATAGGAATACTACAAAGCATTCTGCCCCACGTTTCCCCTTCGTCTTTTAGCTCATTGATTACGCCAGTATTCTGTCTTAAGCGTTTGTTACGCTCTAAGATAGCATCTTCTGATGGCTGAGTTAGCTTATGAACAATATGGTCATGCTCAAAGTATAGCTCTGATTTAAATACTTCATCCATAGTAGCTCCAAAAAACTCCCGCTACAGAGTAGCGGGATAAGCACGGAGGCTTTAGTTACACTCTTTCTAAATAAGTTCCAGCAAAGTTTTCGTATTCAGCTTTATTGCATTCTCCTGTTTCACCAGGCTTGATTTCACCATAAGCCAAGTACAGCGAAGACTTAAAAATATTCTTAACTGTAAGCTTATCTGGTAAAACAACTGGTTCAACAACTGGTTCAACAACTGGTTCAACAACTGGTTCAACAACTGGTTCAACAACTGGTGCACTAGTTACCATATTAGTTCTCCAATTAGGCTACAACAGCGGTAGCTGGGTTAATATCGTTAATCATTGCCTGAGCTTTTTCGTTACCCACGCAAAGAGTCCAGTCAACAAGCATCTGTCTGTTATTTGCAGAACCAGTTTTAGCAAGCTCTTCTGTACGGTAGCCTTGCAAATAAGAAATTGACAAATAACTTGGGTCAAGAATAAACACGTCCGCTGCGTTTGTTACCGCTGCAATCGTAAACTTGGGCTGTAAGCGATTAGGAACAAACTTCAGTGTGCCGAAGTCTGTAACAAACACGTTAACCGAGCCCATAGCAGTTGCTTTAGCGGCAGAGCCTTCAATGTCGCTCATTAGAGTGGCAACACGAGCAGAAGAAGTGAACAGGTACGAGCTGAAAGCCTGTACAACGTCTGGTGTAGACATGAAAACTGATGCCTCACCGCCTTGTTGGTATATTTGTTGTGCAGCAGTACGCACTTTTGTTTCTGTCAACCCAACAGCAGCAGCTGCACGGGTAAACGCAACAGTTAAGCCAGTGCCAGTTGCAAAACCACCTGCTACTTCTGCGCCTGTTAGCTGAACATTTGTCTTAATCCAAGAAGGCAAGCCGCCTGATTTGCCAGGGACAGCACTGCCATCGTCTGCAACAGACGCTTGGTTTAATAAAGAGATGGCTTCAACATCACGACGCAACTCTTGTTGGCGTCTTGATAATTGGTAAGACAACTCTTTAGCGCGCCCAATAGTGTTAGAAGCATCTGCACGAAACGACACTTTAACAACCTTATCAGAAATTTGATGATGGTTACCAACTCTTAGGCCAGTTGCTGTGTTATTTGTACCAGCATCAGCACCATCAACACGAGCATTTGTAATATCAGGCACTGCCAATTCGTCAGTAGTCCACTCTTTATATGGGTGGGTAGAACTATCAGTTCCAATCATATCAGTAAATGGCAATGGGATTTTTGAGATATCCCAAATCTTGTTCATTACATCCTCACGGATGAGACCACCTCTAGCAACCGCTTTTAAATCGGCTGCGTCTAAGTTAGCTGTACTCATGTTTTTACTCCAGTATCAATAAGTAATTGTGCAATAGCGTCAGTTTCAGCAGCGCGTCTTTGTGTACCAGTCGATGAAGCTGCGCG